AATAGATCGACAATGCCTGTATCTGCCACAATTGATGATCTGAACAAACTTACTGCAAAATACAATACGTATTGGAGCATACATGCGGGAATAGACAGATCAGACCCGATGGCGAAGAATCCTTCTGCACGTACAATAGTAACTGCCATAGCAAAGGGATTGACAGATAGCCGAACCGCGCATAACATCGGAAGTGAGAGCGAGGTTCCAGAATACCTTTATTTTCTTATCCATTTGGCACATGTTGAAGATGCCACACTGGAAGGTATTAAAAGGGAGTTGAAAACAGTCTATAATGAATTTGATGGAATCGACACATTATGTTCAGAACGATGGGGAGCTTGGGACTTAGCCCCCTGGTGTGAAGAGCATGATATTCAGTTTGAGGCTGTTCATCCAAGTTTTGACCTTCAAAAGAAAGCTTTTTCTGAGCTTTTTGTCGCAGTCCGCAATGGACGCTTTAAATCTCCCGCCATCTATGTTTCAGGTGTCAACAAGAGCAACATTCTTTGGGAAGAATTGGAGATGTTTGATTATGACCCCCAAAAGAAATGGTACGGAAGTCCACAAAAAAATGAAAGATTTGGCGTACAAGATGACGCTGTTTTTTCTCTTGGTTGGGGACTCTATGGAAGTCGGGAGCACGGTGTGGAATCATTTAGAGAAAGACAAGCTAATTCATTCTTTGGGGTTTATGTTCCCAATAAGAGAAATCACGCAGATTACAGAGAGGTAGGTAATGGCTAAGGCGAAAGCACCACTTAATCTTGCAGATGAAAAAGTTGTAAATCTGCTTGATTCACTATCAGATGATATGCTGAAGTCCTTTTCTTTCCCCATTTTCACACAAGGAAGAGCAACTGAGCGTGTTGTTGATGCTGACGGCTTTCCTGAAGTCTCTTCTGAACACCTTCATAATCTGCATGAGCTTCAGAAACTATGTTGGGACAAAGCGGAGTCTAATCCACAGATCAACTCTCATGTCCGTGATTTTATGGGTAGGATGGCAGGATGGGGCTTTGGCTTTAGTTCTGACTATCTTAAAATACAAACCGCTGTTGATGAGATCATGGAAGATCCCCGTAACGATCTGTATCAGACTTTTCCTAAGTTTGTAGCACGTTCTGAGATCGAGGGTGAGCTTTTTTTGATGTACACACTGCATACTGATGGTTTTGTTGAAGTTGATTTCATAGCACCAAGAACGATCAGAGGTGGGGGAGATAATGGATCTGGAATAATCTTCCATCCTACCAAACAAACCTTTCCCTTATTTTATCTGGCTCAGTTCAAGAATCGAACAAAAGAAGGAACTGAGTCAAATACAGTTCTGATCCCATCTATTAATATAGCGTACTATCCTGAGCTTGAGAAAGACGTTGAAGATCATCCATCTTATGAAGTGGACAAGATACGAAAAAGTAAGAGCGATGATCCGGTATATGCTCAGTTTAATGGGTATTATCGCTTTATTGTGCATTGGAATCGAGGTTTTCTCACGCAGCGTAACATATCTCATATCCGCACTACGATTGAATGGGTGAACTATTATGAAGCTTTGAAGAAATACGAGATTGATCATAAGAAATCAAGTGGTGCTTATCTCTGGGTCATCAAGATTGATGATACGCAGGCATTTCGTAGATGGCTTTCTATGTCTGAAGAAGATCGTAAGAAGACAGGTGTGATGCAGACAAAAGATCCCGGTGGCACTCTTGTACTTCCCCCTGGAATGTCTGTCTCAGTTGAGAATCCTAAGCTGCCCAACATCTCAGATCAAGATACTGATATTATGCAGATGGTAAGCTCAGGATTACAGAAGCCTCAAGATGTGATGCTGGGCGACTATAGAAGTACATATGCATCTGTGAAAGCATCTCAGGGGCCACAGGGTGATCGTATAAATGATGAACTGCATTATTTTAAACTGTTTCTGCAATATACTTTCTGGCGTCCTATTTTCTTTCTTCGTTCTGTGGCTAAGCCTGAATTCAAACTATACAGGTATATACGAGAAACAATTCGATTTGAGAATGGTGAACCTGTTTATGGCCGTGTGAAGAAAGAAGTGTATAAGCTTGTGGATATATGTTTGCCTGTTTCGAGACTTGAGGATATAGAATCCATAGCAAAAGCATTTCTTGGATCAAAACATGCTTCAGTAATTGATGTATTAGGAATTCCAAGACGGGAGATTGCACGTAGACTTGGTTTTCCGAATTATGGTAAGTTGAGAAAAGAAAAATCTATGGAAGATGAAGAGTTTCCTGAAACTTTATCGGTAGCTGATCAAGAATCAGTACAGGAGAAACGGGAAGCTGAACCGCCCAAACCAGTAAAGGAAAAAGAAAATGGCACAAAAAAGAAACCAGCCAGGAGTGCCTAAAAGAGATGGTTCTGGAAAAGGTGCTCGTGCAAATAAAGGACGTGGAGGATGCACACCTCCATGTAGTAAACGACATATTACACAAGTACAACATAAATAAAATTCTCGTGAAGGAAATTGATTTTTCATGAAACATTCTGAGGAAGCCAAAGAAAAAATTAGACAGGCTAATATAGGAAAAAAGCTCTCTTCTGAAACACGAAAAAAAATGTCGGAAGCTAAAAAAGGAAAGAAAAAACCAGAAGGATTTAATAAAGGAAGAGAGATTACATGGAAAGACAAAATATCAAAAGCACATACAGGTAAAAAATTATCTGATGAAACAAAGAAAAAATTATCTGATGTTAAAAAAGGAAAGCCTGCACATAATAAAGGTGTTTCTTGGGGAAGACATACAGAAGAGGCAAAAGAAAAAATAGCACAGGCAGGCAGAGATAGGGATACATCATTGTTAAAGAAACGTATAGTTTCTATGGAAACCCGCGCAAAACTATCTAAAGCATCAAAAGGAAGAAAACTTTCGGAAGAGACAAAAGAAAAGATCAGACAGGCTAATTTAGGAAAAAAGAGGGAGTATATGCGAGGTAAAAATAATCCTATGCATAAACATCCGAATGCGTATAGATCTAAATTTGGAAAAACCGGATTTCGTGAAGATTTAGGATTATTTCTGAAGTCAAGATGGGAAGCAAATATGCTTCGTATTTTTCTTTTTCTTGGATTTTCTGTAGAATACGAACCACAGTCTTTTGTTTTATCTGACGGAACAACATACTGCCCCGATTTTTTATTACATGAAACAGGGGAATTAATTGAAGTAAAAGGACGATGGATAAAAGACGCTAAAAGAAGATTTGATTTATTTAAAAAGGAATATCCAGGATTATCTATCGAGATCATTGGGCCTAAAAAATATTCAAAATATTTATCAGATTTTAAAACAGCAGTTCCTAATTTGGAAAAATAAACTCTATGGAGCAGTGATTGCTATATGTGGAAGCCTTCTGACGCTAAAAAACACAAGAAGGGACTTAATAAACAACAGGCTCAAAAGTGGGCCACAATCGCCAATTCAGTCCTTGAACAGTGCCTTAAAAATGGGGGCAAGCAGAAGGCGTGTGAAAGCAAGGCAATCAAAGTAGCGAATTCTAAGGTTGGCAATAACAATCAAAGTGAAGAGGAGGTGAGCGGTGTGAAGACAAAGAAACTGAAGATCCCTAAAAAGGCACTATGCTTCAGTGAGGATGTTGACATTCAGTTGTCAGAAGCGGATGAGGATGGTAATCGTTACTTCTCTATGAAAGCTTATAGTGGCAAGCCCATTAAGGATTATCTGTATTGGGGTGATCTCGTTATTGATGTGGCTGGAGTTAAATGCACTCAGAAGAGAATACCCATTCTTGAACAGCATCGGATTGATCAGAAGATTGGAGTCTCAAATACAACTCCATCTTTTGATAAGAATCAGATTAACTTTGAGAAGATCAAAGTGTTGAAAAATGATGCTGCAACTGAGTTTGCACAAAATCTGGATGAGGGTTTTCCGTATCAAGCTTCTATTTCAATCCGTCCTATTAAGATTGAAGAATTAGCTGAAGGCGCAAAAGCTGAGGTAAATGGGTATAAAATCAAAGGGCCTGCTCAGATTCTCAGAGAAAGTGTTTTGAGGGAAGCATCTGTGTGTGTATTTGGAGCTGATCCTAATACAAGTGTTGCTTCTCTTTCTGATGAAACTGAGGAGTTTGAGGTTGAATTGACTGAAAAAGAAGAAGAGGATTTTGATGATAACATTGAAGAAACTGGAGGGAAGTCTATGACTTTGAAAGAACTGAAGGAAAAGTTCCCTGAACTGTTCAAACAGATTCAGGATGACGCAACAAATGCTCTTTCTGAAGAGAATAAAACTTTGAAGGAAGAGAACGCGGATCTGAAACAGAAAGTTGATGCTCTGGAACAAGAGAAGAAGGATCTGACTGAGAAAGACAAAGAGAACGAGAAACGTATTGCGAAGCTGGAAGCTGCTGAAGAGATTCGTAAGCAGAAGGATATGGCTGCTGAGGCTGCTTCTATTGTTGATGTTAAACTTGCTGCAAGTGACATTCCTGAGCGGCTGTATCATCGTATCAAGAAGCAGATCGACTTCAATGAGTATGTAAAAGAGGATGCGCTGGATGTTGAAAATTTCTCTGCTTTTGTTGATGAAGAAGTAAAGGCGTGGGCAGATGAGCTTTCCGCTGAATTTACTCAGAAGAAAAAGAAGACTGTTCTTGGACTCAGCGATTCTACACATCATGAGGACAAGAATCAGGAGTATGAGGATCTTTCTGATGAGTTGGTTTCTCTGGCCGGCGTGATGACTGAGAAAAAGGAATAATTTAACTATTTATAAGGAGGCATTTCTATGACTATTCCGGGCTATGATTTTTATAGGGATCAGGTTCCTGGTCTTGTTCGTACCACAGGCGGTCTCGGGGGGGATATTCCTCAGCAGACTATTAAGGGACATTCTGTTCTTTTTTATAAACGCCTGTACAAGAGTCCCCGTGAGGTAGCTTTGCTGCTTGATAAAACTCTTCGTGGAGGTTACGGCGTTCTTGAGATTGGAACTGTGCTTGCTACAGATCAGAATGATACGGATAAGCTTGTTCCGTACACACCTGATACTATTGCATACACAGATGTTTCTCGTGTATTTCTGCTCAATGATTGCAGTAATGCGGATAACTTCTATGTGGATCTGATGGAGTCTTATAAGCTTGCTGTAGGCGACACTATCGTTATGTCCAATACAGATGATGATTATGAGGATGAGGAAATTGAATCCATCGACAGAACCACATATGCAAGTCTTGGAAAAGCACTTGTTACCGTCGTTGGCACTGCTGCTGCTGATTACACTGTTGCTAAAAAAGGCAACTGTTATGTAAAGGCAGAGGATGAAGTTACCACTAACAAGAATTCTAAAGCCACGTACATTCTTGAAATGGAAGTAGACACAGGCGCAGGTGAGGATGCTGAAGGTGGTCTTGGCACTGTGCTGCTGTCAAATGCGATTATTTATCAGTCTGATTGCCCTAATATGGATGCTCAGGCGATTACTGATCTTGGCAATGTGACTTCTGACGGTATCTATTACATTATTAAATAACTATTTTGAAAAGGCATAGGAGGTAATTTTATGAAAGGTATTCCTGCTGAACTGCATCATGAGACATTGAATAAGACTCTCCAG